TCGTGCTGTATATTTAAATCGTTTATCATTTTAGTATTGACCTTAACATCCATGAATGTTTTTCGTGAGCCTGAATTCTATCTTGTAAAAAATTAGCAATGCCTACTTCACCTGTTGTATCTGCAGTAGTATAAGCAGTTAGTAATGATGCTCTTAAAATATTATTTTCTTGAAGTAATCTGGTCATCATAGTCTTTCCATCCGGAACATCATCTGTCTCTTCAATAGATGTTAACTCTTTTAATCTTGTAAGTGTACCAGGTGCATAAGAATCTAAAGTTCTAATTAATTCTGCAAGAGTATCAATCGAGGCAAAAACCTCTTGATAGAGATTCAGAAGAAAGTCATGGTACTGAGGAAAGTTTGGACCTTCAACATTCCAATGATAGAAGTGCGCCTTTAGGTAAAAAGTAAATGCATCCGCATGCACTTTTTTTAATTCATCTATTAACATTATAACCCTGTGTATTGTCTGAACTGCATATTACGGAGGGTAGAAGGCTTGGAGGCAATACCTGCTGCAACATCTTGAACAGCTTTTGAAGATGTTTGATGACCGGTAGGCTCACCAATGCGTTCGCCAGCTCTAGCAGTTTCAATTAGCTTCTTAAATTCTTTATAAGCACTGGGGCATATATCCAGGTTTTTAGTCTGAATACCATCGAACTCTAGTTGATCTTGATCTACAGCTTCAAATAATGCACGCTTTTGATTGGCAGTCATTAATAGAAATGGTAATCTGGTTGCTTCTAATTGCATAGGTTCTACCTCTACGGACTCTTTAACTTTGTTATCTGGTACAACCTTGTAAGAGCCACCTGTACCATATTTTGCTGGGATAAAAACTGTCTTTTTAGGACCTGACTGAGCGCTTACTTTAACTCTCTTCATCATAGACTGAAACTTCTCACCGTAATCGGCTTCTTTAGCTTCAGCTTTAACTTTACTTTCTCCCGGGGTAATGCGCTTCATCTCTTTAGTGCTTTCTGGGGTACCCCATTCGTATTTTGAAATCTTTACTTCACCTTGTGAACCAGGTGCTACTGCCTCTTGAATACCCATGTGATGTCTTACATCGTGGTACAATGCTTCTTTATGTTCTGGCTTCATCTTAGAAGGTAACGCGGCATGGAATTTCTTCTTTCTGCCTGCCGCAGCATGCTCTCGCATCTTAGTACCTGAGACACCTGAAGTACCTTCTGCATCAGGGTCTCTTTCCCCCGAGGAATGTACTTTGATAGATTTAAAATTATAGCTACCGTGTGCACTCTTTACGCCATTATACTTATGCAGTAACTTATGGTACTCTTCTACCCTGTCTGAACCAGCAACAACGTGTAGATGCTTAACACCTTGGCTGGCCATTGCAGCTGCATGATGAAGAATAGTAGGGTGCTCTTTAGAAGCCGCTTCAATATTAGTACCTGGAAATGCATGCTGTGCATGCTTTACCTTAACATCAGCCGGTAACGGGTTCTTAGATTTATCTTGAGAATGAGATAGAACTACCTTGTGAACGGCATTGTGTTCTTTAGCAACTTCATGAACTTTATTAATAACCTGCTCATGCCCCGTTGTGGGTGGATTCATACGGCCATACGCAAGTACGCCGTGTTTTTCCGGTGCTTCTGTTAAGTAGTCTATAAAGTCCATGTGTATTTAATTAGTTAACCGTTTATTTATCTTTCTTTTTACCTAGTGACATATTGATTCGCCAATGTGCCAATTGCTTTTCTCTAGGTGATGCAGAGTCAGAAGATCTGACTTTCTTTAATTGAGTAATAGATTTACCCTTAAGACCGTGTCTAGCCATGTCGCCTTTATCCTGGGGGTTACGACCGTCTTGAAAATTCTCTCTAATTTCTTTAAATGTTTTCATACAGATGTGATAGTAGTAATTACTGAGGGCACTGCAGGTCCTATTAAATGACCATTAGATTCTAATTTTATATTTCGGTTTAAAGTGCCCCATCTTAGAGCGACTTTATCTCCTGAGTCCATAGGTATAAAGAAGTTCCAGGCAGCAACCACGTATGGGTTATTAGATGTACAATGTACAATAGTATTGGTATTTGCCTGATCGATCCCGTTCTTATTCAACCATATTTCGACATGGTCTCCAGAACCCCCACCACCAGTATAATGTAGTTGAAAAGAAAATTGCAAATTATAAACACCAGAATGTGATGCAATTATGTTTGCGCCATCAGTTGTAAAACCATCTTGTATGTCAACTGTACCGATTCGGACAAAATACGGTGTACTAGTAGTATTAGCGGTCTGGGTTGTCATATCGTAATATGACCCATGATATCTGGTTCCCAGTAAGTTAGTTACATTATTTACTTCCCATTTAGTATTGGCAGAGTTGTAGGTTAAGATATCATTATTACTAGGGTGCTTAATTATATCATAATTTGTATCCCCTAGGTCATACAACCAATAAGAACCCGATCCCGGACCGTGCGCAGCTATTTTACCAATAGCTTGCTCTAAAAACTTTAACTTCTTTTGAACTGCATCAAAGTTCTTTTCTACCAGGGTAGGTTGTGGTTGCTGGAAAGAATTCTCTTCTAGCTTGACTTCTTTATGAATATGATTGACCGCTCTACTAATTAAGTCGGAAGGTTCGACGGTTTCGGTTCTGGGGGTATCGGGTGGGGATGCTTCTTCAATGGTGGTGGATGTTTCGGCGGCTTGTGCTTGAACCAGCTCATTGGACTCTTCCTTAATAATACCTAACAGTTCTTCAAACGTAGGTGGTTTAGGGTATTCGATATTTACTTTTTTAATAATATTAACTGCAACCTTAGAAGCATCAAGCAAATCATTAATAGTGTTACTACGAATTGATTCTTTAATCTCTTGCTGTAGTTGGTTATAGCGCTCAACTTCTTCAACCAAAGCAGGATCAATGGGCTCGTTCATAGCTTTAGCCCACTTTACCAAAATCTGCTTTTCTTTCATACTTTTCATTGATTTTTAGTTGCCTTGCCTGTATAATCCATAAGTGGGCGGTTGAGAATTACCTTGGTCTAGCGGCAAAATTTGCTCTACTAAACTCTGCTCTATCCACAAACTTAGTCGGTCTGTTATTTCTAATAACGACAAAGCCTTCAGGTTTAGCCGGCTTACCACCGGTGATCTTAGTTGAACCTGGTGCAGGTATCGAATGTTCAAACTTAGGTTTAGCAGACAACGAATGAACCAATTGATCTTTGGCAGCCTGTAAGTGATGATGCATATCTAGAATCTTCTGAAACTTATCAGAATGTTTATTTACATGGGCTAGGTCTTCTTGCATCTTATCGGTCTTAGTACCTACAGCCTTAGCCGTCTTCACTTTAGCTATACCCTTAAGATGTTGATCTCTTAAGTGCTCGGTATAGCCCTGAACTGATGGCTTAGTATTCTCTCTCACAGTCTTATTAATATAAGTTTTCAAATGTTCTTGATGGCCTTCTATAGCACCGTAATGTTTTTTATCGGTACTATTGAAAGCTTTTCTAGCTTGTTCAACATGGTGTTCATATGTATGTGCCTGATTTGTATTAAGATCGGCTTTGTGAACATCGTCAACAGTACTTATAACATGAACATCAGAGTGCTTAGGGAAGTGAGAAAGATCGGCGCCGTATTGTGCTTTCATTCCTGCCAATGTATTACCTTCGTATGCAGTATGAACGGCTACACCAAATTTAGAACTGGCAACTTTTTTACCTTCAGCCGAGCTATGAGATGTTGAATAGGTAAGGGTATTAGGTTTGAAGTGATACTTACCACCTTCATTTACAACATCTCCATGAGGGTTATCTTTTGACTTGATACCCGAGTGCATTACATCACCTTGATAGACACCTGTCTTAGGAGTTACTTTAGGTAGGTGTATAAGAGCTTGTTTTAACTTCTGAACTAAACCAGGTGCATGACCGTGATTCTTTTCAACGTCCTCTGGTGTATAGTTTAACTTAGGGTCTGCATTAAACGCCGATTTGGTAGAGACAAAAAATGCTCCTGTCTCTGGGTGATGACCAAACACGATAGAAGGGGACCCGTCGTACTTAGTTGCAATCTTAGTACTGTTCTTTTTCCCACCGATCTGGTCTTTAACGTCTTCTAAGTTATGATAGGCATGGGCAAAGCCTTCCATACCAGAATTAATGACATGGTCTTCTGCATGCTCTAAGTGTTTGAGCTTTTCTTCTGAAGCAGCTTCAGCGAGATAAAGGTTAAATTGCATCATACTTTTATAGTGTACTTTTAGCAGTACCAGTTTTTTTCATTTTAAACCCAATTCTATTATTTACAGGATAGGGGGTACTACTTGGAGATTGAAAAATAAACTCACCATCAGAAAAAGTCTTAACGGTATATTTTAAATTACTTCCTGCTTTATCTAAATAAATTTGATTAATAGTTAAAGTGTTAGCCGCTTTGTTAAGTAAGTCTTTAGTATTATTTTTATCTGTATTAAGCCACTTAATTAATTCAGCCGTTATCGGGTAATGTAATAACCCATATCGTTTTCTAGTATAACCTTTATCTAGAATACGCTTTGTAGTACTTATGTCAATAGTGTTATTATAGCCTGACGCTTCATAATAGTCATTAGTTATATCTCTAAACAAATCATAACCACCTGCATTTTCCACTGCAGTTTCAAGATGTTTTTCAGTTGGTATACCGCTGACATAACCTGTATTAAGTTTTTTTTCTTTTAAAAGCGTAAGTAAATTTTTATAGCCTGGGAGGTCAAGATACTCAGCTGCCTGAAGAGGTCCGAGATATAAGGCATTAGGTTGTTGTTTACCTAAATGGAAAAGCACCCACGTAGCCT